TAATGTAAATACTAGCGTAATTACAGCTAACATTAGTTCTTTAAACGCAACTAACTTTGCTGCGTTTGTTCAAACGATCTTAACGACCTACTTTGCTAACACTAACTCGACGACATTACCTACACACTTCGTAATGCCATATAGTGATTATCTTGGCTTGATGACTCCAGTAAGTCCTACTTACCCAAACATCCCAATGATCAATTACCTCGAGCAAGCTTTCAAAGCTCTCTGTGGACCTAACTTTAAGATCTTACCTCTTGCTTACTGTGATGCTACAAACAATGCATCTTCTGGTATCAACAAGCAGATCTATGCTCTTTATCGTTACGACCCAGAATCAGTTCGTATGGACATTCCTGTGGACTTCACAACAACACAGCCAAATTCCATCAACAACTTCAGCTTCGAAGACGTTGCATACGGACAGTACACGGGTGTTGGTTTCTACCGCGCTCTTGAAACACTGCTCTTCACACACAGCTAATAATTAACTACTACAATGGCTAATCCCCCCATGCCCGTCCGCACGGTCGCACCAGAAGAACACGAGCTGGTGCGACTATATAACCAAACTGATCGTAAGTTTATGCACGATGTGATTCTTGATAATAAGGATCACACCGTGATTAAATATGAACTTAAGGCACACAGCTTTGGGAAAGTTGCTCCAGAAATTGCAAAACTCTGGCTCGAATGGTTTCCAAACCAAGTCGTAAGCGCAGAGGATGCAGTTGGAGCTGTGCAAGGTTCTCGTAGAGAAGCAGAGATTGCTAAGGAGCAACTCGCAGCAGCACAAAAACGCATTGAAGAGCTTGAGAAAAAGACTGTCGAAAAGCCTGTTTCCAAGCAGCGTAAGAGTACTACTTAAACATCCTAATGGCATATTCCAATCCAACTATCGCTGATTTCAAAGGGTTCTTCGTAAGGGATTTTCCTTATGCACAACCTGGCTATGGCGGAGCTGGATCGGCTAATGTCTCTTCTGGCGCAATCGCGTCAGTTGCCGTTACATCGGCTGGTGCAAGCTATCTTGTACCGCCGACAGTAACTGTCCAAGATCCAACAGGTGTTGGAGCTTCCGTGACTTGTACCATCGGTGCAGGCGGATCTATCACGGCTTTTATTGTGGGTGTGAATGGTTCTGGATATACCAAACCTACAATCGTATTAAGCGGTGGTGGTGGCGATGCCACTAACCCAGGCAAAGTGCAAGACAGAGATATTAACACGGGTTTGGCTCTTGCATATGTAAATATCAATCCAGGACAATTCCAAACCCAAGATCTTTACACCATGGGCTTTTTGTATTTAGGAGCTCATTATATGGTGGTCAATCTACGCAACTCTATGCAGGGCGTAGCAAGTAAATACAACTGGCTTACATCTAATCGTTCAGTGGGTAGCGTCAATGAAGGTTATGATATACCAGAGCGTATCCGCAAATCCCCAATCCTTTCTCAACTCAGCAGCACAACTTACGGTGCTCAATATCTAACGATGGTCTTGCCACAGCTCATCGGAAACTATGCTACCTTCCATAGATATACCATACCGTGAGCACTATCAATATACCCGCTGGTAGTATATCCCTTGATATATCTCTTTTACAAAACTTAAGAGATAATGTTAAAGGTGCAGATAAAATGTGGACTAAAGTCGGCATTATTGGAAAACATAATGCTCGCGATAATTATAATGGTGCGGATATAGATAATCCTACATTAGGTCTTATCCACGAAAAAGGCTCTGTTAAAGCACACATACCTCAAAGGTCATTTTTATTAATGCCCTTAATGATGAAGCTACCTAATAGGTTAAAGCAGATAGGATCTGCTATGTTTTCTAATATTACTACAGGAGCTAAATTAGAAAAAGCTTTTAAGCAATTAGGAGTAGAATCTGAAAATATAGTACAGCAAGCTTTTGAAACAGGCGGTTTCGGACAATGGGCTCCATGGTCTAAAACGCTTTTACCCTCTGCCTTCTTTAATAAGAAAGGTCGTAATAATATTAAAGAGTCACGGGTTGAATACTCTAGAGGTAGAGAAATTGAATACCGCCAAAGCAAAAGAAAAATGCGGGCTATTGGGCCACAACAATTGGCTATACTTGTCCGTAGCGGTCAATTAAGAAAATCTATTAGCTCGAAAGTGATGGGTGGATCATGATGGCAATTACCAATGCTTCTTCAATTGAGGATATTCGTAATGTTGCGATGGATTTTCCACGCATGGATACAGCCATGAATGGCTGGATGCAGAACATTACTTTAGGTATTATAACCACTTTTATTGACCCAGAAACAGGCAAAGTCCAAGAAAATACCCGTTGGATCAATACTTCTGGAGTACTTCAACCTTATACGGACGAAGACCTCAAAATACTACCTGAAGGCGATCGTTCATGGATTTGGCAAAAGCTTCATGCTTTACCTGCTTTAGTTCTATCTACTAACGATAAAATCGTATTACCTGATGGTAAATACAGAGTTATGTCTAAGCGTGATTATACTCTGTATGGTTATGTAGAATACTCATTACAAGGAGATTATGTCCCAGCCTGATACAATCTCTATCCTAGTTCAACTTATCGGCCAATCTCTTAACTTAGAAGAGGGTCGAGTAAGACGCTATAATCAAAGAGCCAAGCTACCACAGCTTGAAGGGCTCTTTATTGATATTTCCTTTTTCACTTCCCATACCTTCGGCAATGATGCCTACCCAGAAACAGACCCCGTAACAGGAGTTTATAATTGGGTACAAACCATCAATAAGAAAGAAGTATATACGGTTGATATGTTTTCCGTTAATAGCGAAGCATATGACCGTACAAATGAAGTTCTGTTTTCCTTTAAATCTGGTTTAGCCAATCAGTTTATGGATAAATATAATTTTCAAATTGCTTCTATAACTTCTGATGTTCAGGATTTATCAGCAATAGAAGGGCCAGCCGAACTGAATCGTTATCAATTTCATGTAACGGTTCTTCGTGCATATTCTCTATCCACACCAATCGATTATTACAATAAATTCCCAGGGACTCCCGCCCTTATAACTCAGCCTTAAAGAATCAGCTATGTCTACTCTCTCATTATCAAATATCGTAAATGTTTCGGTTGCTTCTCCGCAAGCAACTCTTGCTAATTATTCAGTTAATAACTTGGCGATTCTATCTAAGGAAACGCCGATTCAAAACTACGGTACAGGCGGTACTGCAGGAACAGTAACTCTATCAGGAAATTCTATTGCTAGTATTGCAGTAGGAACTGGTGGTACAGGTTACACATCTGCACCTGCAGTAATTGTAGTTCCTAATAATGTCGGTGCATCTGGCGCAGTAATTTCTGCTACAGTTTCAAGTGGCTCTATAACAGGCTTTACTGTTGTAAGCGGTGGTATAGGTTATACCGCAGCACCTACAATCATCGTAGTAAATTCATACCAAGCTTATTTAGATCCAGTAAGTGTTGCTAATGATTTCGGAAGCACTTCTGAAACAGCAACAATGGCTCAAACCATTTTTGCACAAAGCCCAAATATCACTTCAGGTGGTGGACAATTGATCATTTATGCAATGTCTTCTACTGATACATTATCAACCGCTCTTACAGCACTATCACAACAAATTTATTTTGGTGCTGCTATCTGGGCTGGATATGCTCCAAGCAATTCTGAAGTAGAAGCTGCAGCATCTTTAAATCAGTCATTTAGTCCTCCACGCATGCTTGGTGTTTCAAGCAGCAACATTAGCGATTTAAACGCAGGCGGTTTATTTGCAGTCATTAGTGGCGCAAAACAAACACAGTCGCGTATGTTCTTATATACTTACTCATCTGCGACACCATTATTAAATGCTCGTATTGCAATGGCTGCGTATATGTCTCGTCTATTATCCATTAACTTTAGTGGAACGAATACGACGATCACGATGAATTTAAAACAACTAACTAATATAGTTGTTGATCCAAATATTACACAAACAGTTTTAAACAACTGTCAAACAGTTGGCGTAGATGTTTATGCTAATATCGCAGGTCTTCCTGAAGTAATTTCAACAGGTGGCAATGATTATTCCGACAACGTATATAATCTACAATGGTTCGTCGGGGCCAATATGGTTGCATTGTTCAACGCTCTTGCAGGTACACCTACTAAAGTTCCTCAAACAGAGGCTGGTATGTCTACACTTAAGAGCGCAATGACTCAAGTCGCAGAACAAGCGGTAGCTAATGGTTTCCTTGCACCTGGCTCTTGGACAGGTTCTTATACAATCGGTGATCCAGTTGCATTACAACGCAACATTGCTACTAACGGTTATTACATCTATTCGCAGCCTGTTGCTACACAATCACAAGCTCAAAGAACAGCTCGTATCGCTCCACTCATACAAGAAGCAATCAAATACGCTGGAGCTGTTCAAAGCGTATCCGCTGTTATTTACGTCAATCCTTAATAGACTACTACCATGGCCCAAGTCTCAGTTTCAGGCAACGATACCATTATAATCAACTCGCGTCTCCTTACAGCTTTTGCTGATGGAGATAACGCTAAACTAACTTTTCCAAACGAGCTCGTTAATGTAAAACCAGGTAAGAATGGCAACACGCTATTTGCTGGTATTGCAACAGGTCGTCTAGGTGAGTTAGTTTTAAATATCATCCGTGGCAGCGCAGATGATGCTTTCTTGTTAACTCTTCAACAGACTCAAGAAAATGACCTTCCTACCTTTACATTACTTAATGGCGTATTCGTAAAACGAATTGGTAATGGTACAGGCCAAGTTGCTAATGATACTTATAAATTAATCAACGGCGTATTTACAAAGCGTGTAGAAGCCGTTTCAAACGTGGATGGTGATACAAAACAATCCGTTGTTGAGTATCAATTCAAGTTTGCTGCAGTAGGTCGTCAGATCCAATAATACTTTTTAAAATTCCCCGATAGCCATGAAAGAAGTAACACTTCCAACTGGTGCTATCCTCGGTCTGCAAATGGCAGATTTCGAGGATGGTACTGCATTATACCAAACATTGTGCTCAGAACTTGTAGGAGTCCAAATGCCAGTATCTATCCAAGGACAAGACATCCAGTCCTTGGCAGGTATGAACATAAACGAATTGAAGGACGGGCTTTTAAAAATGCTCGGATCTCCGAAGATTTATGCAGCAATTTGGAAATGTATGATGGTTTGCACATACACTCCTGCAAATTCGAGCAGCCCAGTAAGGATAACCAAAAACACGTTTCAGGAAGCATCGACTCGCAAAGACTTTCTTCCAGTTGCGTGGGAGGTGTTGTCATTCAATGTCGGCCCTTTTTTCGAAAGCCTGACATCTATGTTGTTAACGCCAAGTCCTCGACAAAACAACACAACGTAAAGATTGAAAACAATCTACCGTTAGCGACATTTATCGCAATACGGTTATCTAAAGATGGATATGGTACACCTGTTGAAATTTTAAAAATGCCGACAGATGTAGTCTTATCTACTTTATATTATACGATAGCCATGAACGAATACGAAAACACTATAATAGAAGAATCTAAATCATGACTATCGGCGAACTATTCGTAAAATTAGGTTTTAAGATTGAAGGTGAAAATCAATTAACCGATGTACTTAATCGTGTTAATACCGCTTCTTCTGCATTTGTTAAATTCGGAGAAGGGTTAACTTCAGTTTCAAATAAGCTTACTGACGTAGTTTTACATAGTGTATCAGCTTCTTTAGCTCTAAGTAAGTTTAGTGTAACAACTGGTTTATCAACCAGCATGTTACAGGAATGGCAATATACTGCGGGCAAATTTAGTGTTAGCGGGGAAGAGGTAGCTAATACTTTTAAGAACATACAGAATGCCCAAGCAGCTATTGCTTTAGGTCAAGGCAATATTGCTCCATGGCAACTTCTTGGAATTGACCCACGTCAAAATCCAGAGGAAGTATTGATGCAGATACATGATCGCATAATCAATATGCGAGAAGATGTAGCTCGTTTTGTGACAGCACAAATGGGTATTGGTGAAGGAATGTTTGCAGTATTAAAAGACCCTACAATGACTATAGGGCAACTGCATGAAAAATTTAAACAGACCGAGCAAGACCAGAAAAATTTACTAAAACTTAATGAGCAACTTGAGCATTTAAAGTTTCAACTTGTAGCTTTAAGTACTAAATTCGTATCAGCTTTTGGAGATAAATTAGAAGGACTTTTAGAAAAGCTTTTTAAAATAGTAGATCAAGGAGCTGATTTTTTAATTTGGTTAAACAGTGGGGATAAAGAAGCTCAGAATTTTAAAAATACTTTAGGCGATGTCCTAGTTATTTTATTGCAAATAGCTCCTGCAATTTTAGCGATAGCTTCTGCAGTTAAAATATTAACAGCAGCATTAGGTGTTTTATCTGCACTTGTTGGCGGACCTTTACGTTTACTTGCTGCAGCTTTTATTG